AACTTCATCACACTCAAAACCCATAAGTCTTGCGTGTTCAAAACTCCATTTTTGTTCTGTAATAATAAAAACAGGAAGAATACCCTGTTTCTGTGCTGAAACCGCCGACTTTACAGCCGCAGTTGTTTTTCCTGTGTCAGAGTGACCCAAGAACATATTTAAGTGTCCAATTGCAGGACCTGGTAGTCCTACCGCATCCAAGAAATGATTTCCCAATTCCAAAAAACGTTGGGGTTTATACTTCGCTGAAGTAGAGAATTTTTTCTTGATTGAACTAAAATCGTTTTTTTTGATTGCCATATTTGTTGTAAATTAATCATGTATGGTACCATACAAGATACCATACATGATGTTTGTTTTTATTAGAATGGTAGGTCCTCGTCAGGTTCAGAGTTAATCTGAGGGTCTGAGTGGAATGGACTTGGTGTGTTTGTTTTAGCACCACCCATAGTCATAACACTCTCATCACCATAAAGGTATTTTCCTGTTTCAGAATCCCAACGTGGTTCTTCTCCACGAGAAAGAGCTTCCAAATATTCAACAGGTTTTTTTGAGTAAACGTCAGCCCAAGTCAAAGCGTCTTTCAACCACTCTTCTTTAGTTGCCGCGTTCTCATGAAGTGATGTTGGGTCATCGTGCATGATTGTCTGAATTGATGTGTAATCTTTTCCACCAGGTGTTTTAGATTTAACCAACTGTACAATAAGGTCTCTACCTTTATCAGGGTCAGTAACATCACCTTTCTGTCTCCAAATAGGAATGATTTTATCCAAGATACCATCATTTTTGTAATTGTGTTTAAAACGCCAGAATTTTACTCCTTCTTCCTCAGCATCACGGTCAATAACCTTCACGATGTAAAATTTACGTGATTTGTATTGTTTAGCTAATTCTTTGTCGGATTCTTTTCCCGTTGACATAAGTTCTTCATAAACCTCATTCAAAGGTGAACGTTCGTTGTCGTTCTTGCCTGGGTCATAAAACTTTTGCCATTTACCACCTACTTGTAATTCGTGATACCAAACTTCTTTGAATGGTGACGAACCGTCAGGTGTTGGGAGAATACGGACTCTACGTTGTCCTTGTGATTGTCCTTGTGGAAGGATACAAGCGAAATACTTTTTCATTCTTTCCTCTTGAGACATTTTGTTTGCGTCTCCGAAAGATTGTGTGTTTTTTTCGTACTGTGAAAGTACTGCGTCAAGTGAACTCATCATAATTTTGTTTTTTAGTTATTTAAGTATAGGTTAATTTTTAGTGTTCGTCAAATTATTCGCCAAATAAAAAGGGTCACAACGTGACCCTCAAAGTATAGTAAAATTTTTTTTAAAATCAACCCACTCTAAAAGATGTTTGGGTTGGTTCGTCACCGTAGTTGTCAAATGTTTTTTTGATTTCAGATGGTACTATTTGTTCTACTTCATCAGATGTTAAAACATATTCGTTTTTACCTGATTTTTCCATATCTTCTTGTTTGTCATCAAAGAAACTTGAAAGTTTTTGATTAAATGGACCACTATCTAAACTTCTCAATTCTAATTTTTCTTGAGCGGTTCTTGGTCTATATTTTTCAATTTTTTGTTCCATCGAGTTTAATTTCTCAAAAACTTGGTCCATACTATTCAACTTTGATTGCATGTCTTCAATTTGTTTAAACATCATATCAAAGTATTCTTGTTGTTTTGATTCAACATTTTTTTGCGAAGTTACTAAATCAGTAATGTCCAATTCTTCAGAATCACTTTCTTCACCACTTTCTTCGCTTTTACCACTGTCATCAATTTTTTCAACTTCACTATCTTGTGAAACATCAATTACTTCAGGTGTTGGGATTTCCGTGTTTAACATCGGGTCTTCCACTCCTTCAGGTGCCGGTGCGTCAGGTGCTGGTACTTCAGGTGCTGCAATAGCATCCTGTTCCATGATATATGTGTTAATCTTATAATGTCTTTTAATCTCTTCTATAATTTTTCTATCTACAGCCATTTTTTAACCATTTAATAATTGTTTAAACCCTTGAGGTGTTTCTACTTGGACTCTTCTATTAGTCTTCATTGTGTTATCAACTCTTTCGATTAGACCGTCTCTTTCTCTAACAGTATAACACTCACCACTATTCAAATCACAAACTTCTGTGAATCCATTTCCAGTGTTTTTTTCAGTGTATCTTGAGTTTTTTCCAAGATAATTGTCTAAATGTGTTTTAATATCCATAATATTCTTTTCTTAATAAATATCTTTTGTTTTAAATAAGGTCAAAACTTTTAGAAAGTTGTAAAACTTCAACAGCACTCTTCTGTAACTCAGCTAAAATCGATTTGTTTTGTTCAAAAAAATTAGCCAGCTCTTCCTTACTTTGATAGTTTTGTGATGGCCACCAATACACCCAAGTAAAATACATTTGTGTTGCAGTATTTGTATCCTTATTTAAATCCCAATTTGGATATAAAGTATATAATAAACTATTTCTTGGAGCTGTTGGATTATAATAATAGTTATATATAAAATCAATCGATTTGTCAAATGAATCAAACACCGCATATGGTGTCGATACGCCTGATTGATTGGTTTTACAACCATAGTTGGTTGTAAAATAAACTTTTCTACCACCATAACTTATTTTAGGTTTTGGTACTCCACCTAATGGTGTATTTCCTAAATCATGATTAAAGGTATATAATACTTTACCATCATTACCATTTACGTATGCGGTATAAAATACCATTAAACGAGCTATTGGATTACTAACTTTAGTTTTTAATAATTTAATAAAATCAGAAATTGAAATGTTATGTCGGACATTTTCAATTGGTGTAAAGTTTTGATATGCCGGATTCGCAGCTATTATATCTTTATAACAAATAACAGATTCTGTCGATGTATAGTTGGTGTTTACTTGGATATTGTTTCCAATTGTTATAATATTTACTGACGGTTGAGCCGTTGTTTCAGCAGTTTCTTTTAATCTAAAAACACTTTGAACTAATTCATTCAATAAATTTTGATTTATTGACATAATCTGTTTTGTTATTAGTGGTAGAGAATATATTGGCATTCTTATACCAGTAAAAAATGTTTTAAACGTTCCTGGTTCTATGATGTGTTCTACCGATTGAACCATATAAGGACCTCTAAACATAGGTACATATCTTAAGTTAAAATATTGAGTTGGTTGAATCATCATGTTACCCATCGCCTCAATCCTACACTCATAACTCCTATTTTTATACAAATTGTATAAACTAACACTTTGAGTATTTGTTCTTCTACCCGCGGCAGCGTTTGCCATATTAGCCAATACTTGGTTTGCTTCTGTAGTTGCCGCCGCAGGATTTTGGTCTAATTGTATACTTGAGAATATAGTTTGGTTTCGGGTTCCAAAATCAACATTAAAACCAACCACTTTATTAGACGTAGCCCAATCTTTCTTATTTATTAAATTAACAACAATTGGGTTTGATGCCGGGCTTGAGATATCAAAAGCATCTGTTCTCCATCTATAATCTTTCGCCTCTCTCATATCCAAGTGTTCACTAGGTTTACCAGCGTAATAACACACAAATTTTGATTCAGAATATCTAGTATCAACATCTAAGAAAGTACCAAACATTGAATTAGCTAATGACTCACTAGACTCCGCATTTGGTGTTATTCCTTGCTTAACTTCTCCAACACCCCAAAAGTTAACATATGCCGGTAAAGGCATCATTACAAATTGATTGTCATACACAATTTGTGAAATAAAATCAATAACTCGGGTATCGACAGATGTTGTTCCTGAGAAGAAGTCCATTAATTTAAAAACATCAACCAAAACTTTATCTCCAATATCTTGGTTCGCCCTATCTAAGAAAAGAACATCTTGATATAAAGTTCTATCAGTTATTTCAAGACCCGCAATCCATTTATCATTAAAGGCTTTAAACGTTTCATAAAGTTCTACTTTTGGTTGTTGTCCATCAACAGCGGACAATATAGGTTTCTCTACAGTTTCTGTAACATTTGGTAATTGTCTCTGTAGTGTCGGGAACAACTGATTTATCACATCATTTAAATAACCATTTCTTTGTGTATAAAAATTATTTATATCTGTTTGGAAATTACTTTGAGTGTACGTTGGTTGTAATCCGCTTTGTAATGAGGTATATTTTCTTGCCGCAAATATTTTAATAAGTGGTGCAAATGTCTGAACATTTGTTTCAGTAAATTCTACATCCATTGTAGTGAAAAAATCTGTAAAATAACTTCCATTGTTTGAATACACCATTTCAGGTTCACTTCCAAAACCAACATTTAAATACATTGCTCGCCAAGCTTCAGGATAAAGTGCTTGTGATTGAGCCAAAGTTGTTGTTCCAAAGGTAGTTGGTAAACTTCCACTAATATATGCGTTATATTCGTATGGGTCAGCAACTCCACCAATACCATTTATAGTGGGTACACTAGAAAATGTTCCAAATACTTTTCTATCAAAATTACCAGGATTTCCATATCTAAAACAACTATCATAATTTATAAAATTATTTAAAGTTGACGATATTACCGATTTTTGTGAGTTTGATACCTGTGTAACATAATCTGTTTGATTGATACCATTATCAACATTTTCAATAGTTAATAATTTTGTTAGAATTGTTTGGAAATTTTTATTTGAAAACTCTGAACTTTGAAGTTCGTCAGCTGTCAAATCACGTAATGATTTACTGAAGTTTAAAAACTCCAATTCAAACGTATCTAATATCTCTGTTTTGAACACACCAAATATTTCCTCAATATTAGAATATGTTTGACCAAGTTTAAAAGCGTCTTGAGCATTACCCGTACTTACAGATTTAAAATATTCGTTGTAGTTTGGTTTTGTAATACTGTTTAACTCAAAGTAACCATAGTTTGGTGCCGTCCAAAATGTTCTAACCGCTCCGTTAAATATCGCAGTGTTGTTTTCAACTGGTTGTGTAATTAACAGACCTGTTGGTGATTCCACAAAACATTCTCCCACAACTTGATTGTAATTCGAACCAAACGATGGCATTACAATAGTTTTGTTACTTCCAACGGATTGGAACGCAGGTCTTTCTCTTGTATCAAATGTCACATACCAAGTATTGTAGTTAAGTGTTTTGGATAGATTAGTATTGTCATAACCAAATGGTAAAACAATTTGTGAGTCAGGGATGTAATCAACATTCATTCCGAACTCAACAGCGGCTTGTATTTCAGTATCACTATACGTTGTGAATAAATCCGTACCTGTAATCATGTAGTAAATTTCATTTACCATTCTTGGGTAAAAACCTATGTTGATTGTGGATAGCGTGTTATTAACACCAAAAGTCGATGTTGTGGTTACTTCTTTTTGAGCAACAATCTCAACAGGTACATTATTCTGATTTCTAAACGAATATGTCTTAGTTAAATCTAAACCATTTGGGTCATACAATGAGGGAATATTAACATTGTTCCATACTGTAACATCAAGTATGTCAATATTATCAGTAATGTATTTCTTATATCTATGCCATATCGAACCATATTTTAAAACCCAAGCGTATGGTAATTTGTGAATGGCACCATATTGTGTAAACGCAGCAAATAAATAATCTAAGTCAGTTGCAATATTTGTTGTACCTTCATCTAATGTTTTATATTGTTCTCTTAAAGTTGCCAATGGTAAAGAGTTCAAGAACAAATACGCAGGACCTACATATGGATATAGTGTAGAATTTAATCTATCGTAATTAATACCCTGTAAAAGAGAGTTCACAAAGAATGGTGTATTCAACATTGATGTTGTTTGACTAATATCAACATTTCCCGTTTGATTTGTATATTCAACAATAGATTCAGTTATCAAATATTGTTTATTAAAATTTCTTACACTATAAAATGAATTGAAATTAGAATTAACAACTGTTGGTGTTTTGGAACTCAAAAAATCAAAATTAACAAACGGTCTGTTTGTATTTTGACTAAAATTTGGTTGGTAATTGGTTATAAATTTTTTGTTGTCATTAACAAAGATACTTTTGTTTGTACTGTATCTTGTGTTTAACGTTACACCAGTATTTGCCAAATTTTGTTGTGACCAAGTTTGACTTACAAAAGGATATAAAGATAAAAAATTACTCGGTACATTTGATACACTACTTTCCAAGTATTGTTCAACATTTGTTAATGTTTCAACATCTTTAGAGGTACTTGGTGTTACATCACTCTGATAAAGGAATGAGTTGTTTAACAAACTATAATCTTGAGAAGTAATTGTTCTCATGTATTCAGAGGTAAATTCACCTCTGATAAATTGTTGCCAACTAGGACCAGTTCCATCGTTAGATATGTTTCGAAGAATTGGTAAATAATCCGCCGAATTAAGTGCAATGTTTTTAAGAATTTTGGTTAATGCCGGACTTGTACTAGTTAATGATGATGTAATATTAGTAACCTCAATATCTGAAAGTGTTCTATAAACAGATAATTGTTTAGAACTATCTTTAGCCAATCCATCATAATAAACAGCAATTAAAACTCTCTCATAAATTTCATATAAGAACTTAACCGTTTGATAGTCAGAATATGGTATGTTTGTCATTGGGAAATCAACAGCGTTTAAAGAAATCCTTTGTATACTTCTTCCTTCGTTTTGACTTCCTGTTGGTGTAAATCCTGGTGATATTCTCTGAACCAACCCTTTAATATATTCTTCAACAAACTGAACCTCAGGCCAAATTTCATAATTGTTTCCACGAGTAAAACCTAACTCACTAGCATCACCCAAATATCTTATTTCAAATGGTTGTCCATCAGGTGAATTTGTTTCAACAAAATAGAGTGGCCAAGGGAATATTGGTTCAGTCGCCAAATTGTTATTGTTGTTTGACTGAACATAATCTTTACTTTCAGTTGTGGTACTTGATTTAGCACCATCCACAACAACTCTTTGTCTAATAGGGTTTAATCTTTGTTTCCAAGCCTCAGTATGTACATTGTCTAACAGTCGTATAAACGCTTCAGCTGATGCAAATATCATTGCCATGATATTTCGTATTGTAGGTTTAAACCCTAAACCACTATCACCCTCAATTTTTTTCTCTAAAAATAATCCTAGTTCAACAACCACTTGTTCTTTGACTTTTGAAACATCAGAAAAAGTAGTGTCAATAATTTTATTAAATGATGATTTACCTCTGAATATACCATCAAAAACAAAATTATATGTTGGTAATAAAGTTATTTTATCGTCACCTACCGTTATTGGTCGAAAAAATTCGTATTCTTTCTTAATTAATTCGAGTACTTCATCGCCAACTGGTTCTCTCTTTTCTCTAATACGGAAAGTTTGAGTCCAGTCAATATCATCAACATTTAAACTTTGTCTAACACTGTCTGCTACGTTTAATGAAGCCGCGGATGGGGCAATTACCAAACTATTAAGACTATTAATTTTTGACTTAGTTGTTTTCCCATCAACGGTAAATGTACCTGGGTCATTACCTAATGTTGGGTTTTTACTTAAGGTTTCTTTATATTGGTCAACAATTTTCTTTAATTGATTGTAAGCATTAACAGACAATTGTCGGTCATTTAAAATGTTTGGTTTGAATATATACGTGAATACATTTGGTTCTCCACCCGTATTTTCTTTGTTTAAAACAAAAACCTTCTCTTGGTCAATATACTGATTAAACCAAGAATTACCATCAGTTGAAACAACATCATTTCTTAACGATGTTAAAAACGAAACATACGTATTAATATTTGTTAAAGGTGTAAAATCCGCCTCACCATAACTTTTGTTTATATTTTCTTCAAGTCTAAATAATCTATTTCTTAATTCAGGAAATGATAATTCCGGTAAATCAGGACTTATTAATCCTTGGGCTTTATACAATTTATATACTTTATTAATCTCCTCTTGTCCTTTTGTAGTTCTTACAGACCTAGTCAAGTTTTGACTATTACCATTTTGTGAAACATTACTATTAATCGCCGCATTTACCGCACCACTTTGTGGTGCCGTTTCAGAAATTCTATATTCTGTGGTGTACATAAATGGGACTGAAAATAAGGCACCCATCTGAAGTTCCGCCAATATTGTATATTTGTATGAATAGAATTTTAAATCAATTCTATAGTTACCAGTATTTGCGTCAAAACTTGTTGAAAAGTTTGTCATTATCAACTGATATTTTATCGCCTTACCATAATAACCTTTTAGTGTTAGATAAAAAGTTGGATATGGCAAATTGAAAAATGCCGCGTATTCTGAATTTTCACCCTTTTCAAATAACGCTCTACCTTGAACATCAACCAAAGTCATTTCAACCGTAGGTGTTAAACTTCGAGTGTTTTTAATTCTAATACTTTCAATACCTATTAAACCAGTGTCTTGTCGGTTTAAGGTATTTTGTTTAACATAAAAATCATCAGCCTTACTTTGTTGACTAATATTCGTAAGTTGTGGTTGGTTGGTACCTTTTCCACTAAGAACATTCAAACCAGTTATTTGGTCTGTATATTTGTTTGATAACATTGTATCCCCGTTGGGACGCAAGAAATTTATTGAGGCGATTGGTAATGTTTGTACCGCATCATTTAATCCAGTACCCACAACTAACTTACTTCTTGGAATCATTTTTGCTTCCAAGTTGGCATACATAACTAAGTCCTCGTGGTGAATTTGTCTTTCTCGAACAGTTCCGTCTATATTAACAACTTTGTTGGGGTCAATCAAACATATGTTTTGATAATCTAATTCAACTAAGATATTGTCGTTAACTTGTATGTTATCTGCCATAATAATAGAAATAATTATCTAAACCGTTTTTATAGTCTTGTAATGAAGATACAAGAGGATATGGTATTGTCAATATGGAATTGTCGGGTATATTCCATTCCAACCCTCCGTACTGAGGATTTGCTTGTAATATCAACCAACCAAAAAATGGTGTTCCATAATATTCTTGTGATACTTTATCTAATCTACTAAATCCGGTTCTATAAACATATCTTTGGTCAGATGTTTTTGATGGTAATGGCGTAAATGGAACAACAGTTTGTTCTCCATTTATTAAAAATTGTTGGTATCGGTTATAATATGCGTCCATTAGAAGAATCTACGTTTAAGATTATATGGGTTTTTCAATAAAGTATCGTTTTTGTTACTATATATATTTTGTAAAGAATTCTTTATATCGACACTTGCTGTTGGGTTTTCTTCAAATATTGTAATTCTTTCAAGTGTTGTTCCAAATGATGGTGTGTATTTTTCAAATTTAAGTCCATCAACACTAGCTCTATAATTAATAACTAAATCTTTACCCAAAACATTTAATTTTGTCCATTGACCAAATAAAGAATCACTTGCTGTTGAATAATAAAATTCAACTGCGTTAGAAGTAACTCTATCTAACCCTTGTGTTAATGCTGAAATAAAATTAACCCTATCAAATAATAAGGCTTTACTCATTAATGTATACTCTCTTTGACTATATTCACCAAACGTAAGAAAAGTTGGGAATGTTGGTGGTGGCGTAAATGTTCCTGGTTTGTCTGATTTATACGATGTTGGGACATACAGGTTAGCTTGTTCTAAGAAATATAAAAACGCCGAATTGTCTTGACCAACTTCATTAAAATTACTTTTAAGATAATCTAAACTGTTGACAACCGTACCATCCGGAGCGGTTTCTGATGTACCAGTAATTGGATATATTATTGCAATATTTTGTTTATCTAATTTACCATCAATACTTCCTCTTGTTACAAAATTTAATCTATCAACATTATATACATATGTTTGTTGAACCTCAACTAAAGTATTAACATCCGTTGTTAAATCATTCAAGAAACTATTTTTATATGTATTAACGTAATCACTATAGTTTTTCTTAAATAATCTTTTTTGAGCGTCCGTAATACTTGGATTTGTAAAGTATCTAGAAGAAAAAATAGTCAACGTTTGGTCTTCAACATCTTGTAACAACGCGCTAAAAGCGGTGTCGGTGAATTGTTGTGTTTGTTGTGGTTTACCCCAAAGTGGAATATCCGGAATTGTATTTTCAAATTTACCAGTGTTGTAAGATTGATTATCATTTGAATTTGAATTTATCATAGATAACATTCCATAATTATATTTTGTTAACACATTATCAAACGTATTAACAGTTGTATTATAATAACTTTGTGTTTGTGTTACAAAATTATTCATAAATGGACCATACTTTAAAGTACCTGTGTTTCCATTTACTGTTGTACCTGTAATTGTTTGAACACCAATTGTATTACCACCATCAGTCTTTAATTGATTATCCAAGTTGGTAAGACCCACGGTAGGTTGTCTTCTCTGTAAAGCTTCAACAATTTCTTTATCAAGTTTACTTGTATCTTCAGTCGCTTCAGCTCTTTCATCATACATTTCTGTATTGGCATAGTAATTAAATGTCAACGCATTTTGTAATGTGTCGATAGGATTTTTAAGTCCCATACCACCAATAAAGTTAAATGACAATGTAACATTTACTAACATTGGTTGGAATCCAATACCTTCGGGGTTCATATCCCATGTTTTTTCATAATCAAAATTAATACCTGTTGGTATAATTTTAGTATTAAAGAAATCACCCACTCTTAATACCAAGACCGGAGGTGCCCCAAACGATGTATTCAAAGCGTCATTATACAATTTTTCACCTTGTGGTCCAATGGTTGGAATTGTATCACCAGGTCTTGCACATTGTTGTAAGAATGTCAAACGAGAGTTTAATCCCTCAGGAGTTGTTGAGTGAAATGCCGGTTGGAAATATTTTAATTTTTCTTTTATAGAACTATAAACAAACGGGTCAGTCGCCTTCATCACCTCAAAATAATCACACTCATTTAACAAGTATCTCAACAATTTTTTAGACGCACCTTTATACAAATCCTGAGTAGGTTGTGGAATAGGTGGTTTTGGTTTAATAGGTTGTGGTTTGTTAACATTTACAACGTTAGGTGTAGGGTTTGATGGTGATGGATTATTTTCAGCGGGTAATACCGTTACATTAGTAATTAATACCGCTCTACAAGCCATTGCATCTGTCGAATAAATTCTTAATGGTGACCCTTGTGGCCAATCTCTTGTACAATTTACAGAACCAAAAGTTCCTGTTTTACCTTTTGGAGTGTTTATTGTTACTTGTTCCCCAACAGCGTTTGGAGCAATTAAAATTTTGGTTCCAACATAATCACCCAAAGTATTCGTTCCATCAAATGGATATGTTCTCAAAAATTGAGTTACCGAATCAATTCTTCTTGATGAAAGGTGTTTGTTGTATGTTACCTCTTGTGGTGCCGAAGCACTACCTTGTAATTGTAAAACAATTTGACCAACTTGGTTTTGTTTCAAGGCGTTATACATCTCACCCATAAACTTTAAAATTTGTGTAAAATTGTCTTCTACAATGTCAGTAAAGAAGGTAGATGTTGTTCCTGATGTTTGGGGGTAACCATTGTATGTCTGTTTATTTGCAATTGATGTATAAGCATCATACGCTGTTTGAAAATTGGTTGATGTTGTGTCTTGAGGGTCAGTACCAGGAATATCATTATCAAAGTAAAATCCCAAATATTTGTACACATCAAATGTTGCTTGAGCGGTTCCAATAGTATCATCACCACCTGTTGTTGGACCAGTTCCTTCATCAGGGTTAATGTTATTAAACGCATCCAAATATTGTTCGTTCGTAATTTGTGGGTTATTAATTAATTCTTGCCACGCCTGTAATTCAGTAAGAGGAACTGTGTTGTAAATTTTTGCCAATTCATATAAATCGTATTTTTTACAACCAGCAAAAAATGAATCCACAATTGAGTCGACCTTTTCTCTATCACCCTCATTAGCTAATACCTTATTAACAATCAAATCTAAAATTGATGGGTGGTCAACAACAATTTTCCACTTTAAACTTCCTGAACGAGATGTGTTTTTATAAGTGTATATAGGTTCGGGTCTTCCCAAGAATGTTGTTTCGTTAAATGAAGGTCTTGTATCTTCATTGAATGCCAAGTCATATGGTGGAAACCACATAATTCTACCACCGTTTGGTCCTTGTTCACAAGCGGGAAGGTCACTAACTCTATAACCAGGTCTATAACCTGTTCTCCAAGCCAAGTTTTCCAAAGAGAACATATATTTTTTAACTCTTCCTTGTGTGATACCATTGATTGAACCTGTAGTAATAAGACTATCACCACCCTTTTCAGGTGCGATGTTCAAATTGAATGTTGAATCTAAAATAGAATAAGTGAACTTTCTTATGTTACCTTCTTTTTTCTGTAAATCATTGTAGGTATAGTACGGAGTATCTTTGGTGAAAATACGACAATACTCAATCCCAACATTTGTTTGACCATCAGAATATTTGATTACTTGAGAACCTTTTGTGATTTGTTTGTAACCATCGTTGAATATTTTAGATGTTTGTTGTATCGCATTACCAACGTGAGCAAATCTACCCCCATCGTTTGGTTGTGAATCAATTAACCTTTGGGTACTATCTAAAATAGAACCAGGTTTAAATGTCTTTGTATCTGATTCACTCTTAATAAATGAACCTGAAATTTGATTCCAATCAGGACTTTCACTTCCGTAATCACCTTTAGGGGTCATTCGTCTTCCCGAGTTGGCAGCCCACTTACCACTTACCCATGAAAAACCACCTGAAAGGTCACCAGTTTCAGCAAAATTACTTGTTCTAGCAAATGGTGTTATAAAGTTATTATCTTCACCCTCAAAGTCTTTGGCTAATAAATCAGGACCATATACAGGTGCCAATACTTGGTTACCATATTGGTCGATTGGTATTTGACCAGATGGTGATGTAATGAACGATGGGTCTCTTTCTGCAGTACCAACATAGAAATTTCCTTCAGATTCATCTCTAGCAAATGCTCCTGTAATAGCATTTCCAAGAGCTGATAAAATACCAGAACCCCCTGTATTATAATAAGGTCTGTATTTGTTTGTAGATAAACTATTGGTTAACTGTTCTCTTTGTCCTGAACCTGTATAATCCAAGAATAACTGTGATGGATTTACCGGTCTGTTTCCACGAAGTCCAAATAAACCACCTCGTTTTCCATTAGAAAATGCTCTTGTTGCCGATTGAGATGAGTTGTAATCTCGTCTTTCAAAATAATCACCAGGTATTGGAGAAATTGGTAATGTAAAACCAACAATTCTTTCAACAATATCTTGACCTTGTGATAATATATTTCCACCACCCGCAGTAATTTTAAACTCACGAGCAATTAATGGTCTTTTTCCCGCAACAATAAGAGCCAATTGTACGGGGTCTTTTATACCCCCCAATATATTAAGACGACCCAATGTTTGAGTTCTTACATTCTGATTAACTCTTTCTTGGAAACTATCTTTAGCACCTTTCACACCAATTTGAGCCAATTGTGAATCTTGAGATGCCAATCCATTGTCTCCACTTGGGTCTTCTTCTAATAAAACTGCGTAAGGTGAGTAACTTGAAGGAACAAAACTCATTGGTTCCCAATAAGTCTTATTCAGTTGTTTTTTAATTAAATCAGATATTTCGTAATAAAAATACGAACCACTTGCAGGGCTATAAGCGTTTTTAATATACGCCTTACCAATAAAGGTCGTTGAGTAATCTTGTAACGCAGTTGTAAATGGGGGAACAGGACCATAAGGACCAACATTACTTTTTGATTGTAAATTGGAAATTAAACCCGTAATATCTTTGTCGTAACCACCATTTGGACCAAATTTATTCTTTGGATATAAAATGTCAGAAAATGGACTATTGTCAATTAAATTATCAGGTGAATCAACAACTTGATAATCATTTAATTCGGTTTCAATAACACCGGGTGAACCCATTGGTGTGAAAGCACCTGGTTTTCTATAAGGAGGTAAGTTCCTTAATAAATTTCGTCTTCTTTCAAATTCGGTCGCAGGAAGAGTTAATCTACTCGGCATGTTTAGTTTTTATAATAAATAGAAACTTTTCAATTTTTTATCCTCCTTATTTCTTAAGTGGTGGAAGATTTCCGTAAGTTGTTGTTGGGATTGCCTTGGCAATGGCATCTGCAACCATTTTGGCAACAGCTTCGGCTTGTTTTTGAGTCAATTCCGCCGAACCCCCTCCTGTATCAAATTTTCCATCAACTTTTAGAGGTGAAAAATTAACATTAATATTATCAGTTCGATTAACATCTCGAGTACTTTGGAGATTCATATTTTGTGGTGATTTTCCAGTTGTAAAACCATTTAATTTATCTGTAAATTTTTCTAATGCCGTGGCACCAGCATTAGCCGTTTTAGCCAACAAATTTCCCTCACTTATAAATGGTTTCATATCAGCCAAGGACATATTTGATAATGTTGTACTAAATTTTTCAATATTTTTAAAAAATGCCTCAGTGCTTTGGGTGTACAATCTTTCGTAATCAGCACCACTTGCTTTACCACTAAATGTCTTAATAGCCGTTGACGCTAATTTCTGATACCCACCATCAATGGTTTGAATTGTGTTTCGGGTGTTACCAATTAGTTTATCAATCTCCACTTGTCCGGTAAGTGCCATGGCTCTAACAATTTCTTTAGCATCTGCAGGAAATTTTGATGCCGCAACCGGTGCCGCTGTTCCATAAACCAATGCTTGGACAGTTTGATTAATTGTCTGTATTACCGATAATTGTTCTTTGGCTAAGTCCTCCAACTTCACAGGAGCGTTAAAAGTTTTAATTTTTTCCAAATCTGAAGAACCAATTTGAGAAACAAGTTTTTCTTCACCTAATCCTAACTTAACTGTAAATCCACCTTTTTCTTTACTATATTGAGCAACATTTGAAATAAATTGTTGGTCTTCTTTACTAAATCCACCAATTTTAAATTCACCTTGTAACAGTTTGAATTTAGCCATTCCCTCACCCATCTTAACCAAATCATCATAAGCATAACCCGTTTCTTCTTGTAAAGCCATTAAGTCTCTCTTAGCACCAGGGAAAACTTTAAATCTACCAGACTTCTCATCAAACTGTACAAACTTTTCAGTCATTTTTACAATTTGATTTTGTAATTCTTCAGTATCTTCCGATGCCAAATACATCAATCTGAATGGGTCGGCTAAATCACCTGCAGCAACACCAAGTCTTTGAAATGTTGCAACCATATTAACAGCACCCTCAGGATTAAAAACTTTTGCGGCAAACTCAAAAGTTTCACTCATATTAATTCTCAAACCAGCCGCTTGAGATGCCATTCTAGCCAAACCAGAAACACCATCTTGGAAACCATACTTATTAATTTGATTAAGGTTATTTTCAACCAATTCAAAAACAGCACTTGTATTGGCACCAACACTACGGGCAATGTTGGCAACTTTCTGTAAGTTTTCAACCATTTCACCCGTTTGAATACCAGCATTTTGAAAATTTGTTACAACTCTTCCCGATTCTGAAGCCGTAAAACCTAAAACTTTACCAGC